AACTGGGAGAATTTTTACAGGAAGTAAAAAGTACTTGGAACTATTGGAAAAATAGTGTAAAAGAAATCAATAAACAAAGAGCGTTAGAAGAATTGTCCGATATGCTGCATTTTTCTTTAAGTTATGTAAACAATGACCGTTTTAACAGTAGAATAAGAAACAGGGATATTAGATTCAAAAAAGAATTTTTTGCACAAGAAAATGTTAGTTTTACAAAACTACTTGATTTTTTAACAGCTTTGTACAATGTTGATGAACATTTTTCAATCATATTACTTGTTGCAGAGCATTTAGGAGCAACAGAAGAAGAATTTATGAAAATTCATCATATGGTTTGGGAACGAAATATGGGAGAAAGAACTAAGAAGGAGTATTAGTACGAATAAAAGGGCCTTCTTATTCTTTCTCAAAAAAATTATAGGACAATGGAAATTGAATATTGGCTATAAAATTAAATGTTTGAAAATACTATTTTTTTCATGTATAATGTATTAGGAGGAAAATATGAGATATAAAAGTTTTAGGATACAAAATTACAAAGCGATAAAAGATCTGACTGTACAGTTAGATGGGCAGAATCTAGTACCAATAATAGGATTAAATGAAACAGGAAAAAGTTCAATTTTACAAGCTATCTTCTCTTTTGATTTTTTTAATGATGACCAATACAATAAAGATTTTATAAATTTTGAATATATAAGAAATAGATTTGAAACACAAAGAAATCCAATTATTGAAGCAAAAATAGAAAATGTAGATACAATAGAGTTGATAAATAATGCTGTAAATTATATAATAACTCAAAAAGAAAAAGATTTTATTGAGTTTAGTAGATATAAAAATGAAAAAGGATTTAATAAAAGAGAATATCTAAATTCTTTTAATAAAAAGTTATTTTCTTTTTTAGAAAATAAAATTTCAAATATTACAAAAGAAAGTGATTTTAAAATAGCTAGAGAGTTTTCAATTAGTCAAAATGGTCTTTGGAATAATAAATATAAAATTTTAAACTTATTTATACAAGACATTGAAGAAAATATAATAGTTAATGGAATCTATGAAGAAGAAATAAGACTTTTTATTCAACAGGATGAATTAGAGCAGTTAATAGGGAAATCAATTTTAATAAATCTTCCACGTATAATTTATATTGATGATTTTAAAGATGAAATTCCAAATAAAATTTCAGAAGATGATGAGTGGTATTTTTATATTGAAGAAATATTTAAAAAAAATAGAATGGATGTAAAGACATTTTTAAATAGTGGTTTATCTGATAAAGGAACAATGTTAGAAGACATAAAATATGATTTGAATGAGAATCTATCTAATTTATGGGATAAAATGCATGAAAATAAAATAAAAGATGAATTTAAAACAATAGAAATTGATTTGAACTATGAAAATAACGAATTTCAATTTTTGATAAATGATTTAAGAGAAAAAAGAGAAAATGGGAAACCAAGGACAGTAGTATTTCCAGTTAGCTTTAGATCCAAAGGGTTTCAATGGTTTTTCAATTTTTTTATAAAAATGAAATATAACTGGAAACATATAGAAAACGAAAATTACGGTAGTATTATTTTATTAGATGAGCCAGGTGTATATTTACATACTACTTTTCAAATGGAATTAATAAAAATACTAAAAGAATTATCCGAAACAAATAAAATACTTTACACAACTCATTTAGAGAACATGGTTAACCCGAAAATAATAAAAATAAATCAGATTCATATAGCAAGAAGAGAAAATGAAAAAATAATGCTAGATAGAATTATTAAAATAGAGGATAATAAAAATTTAGGAGAAATAACACCGATAGTAAATGCTTTAAAAATAGATAATTTTCCATTGCTGTATTTAAATGAAAAGGTTATTCTTACTGAAGGAATGACAGATAAGATATTTTTGGAAATATTAAAGGAAGCAAATTTATTAGATAAAAATATAAAAATAATTCCAGGAAGTGGTGTTTCTAATTTGCAAACTTTAATTGGATTATTAATAGGAATTGCGGGTAAATATATAGTAATGTTTGATAATGATGAAGCAGGAAGAGAATTTTTTGAGAAATATAAAAATGAATATGGAGAAAAAGAAAGCAGAAAATGGATATTGCATAAATCAAAAAATAAAGATAGAAAAAATAATATGATACTGGAAGATTATTATAATAATAAAATGAAAGAAATGTTGTTAAGATATTCAAATGAAATAAAAACAGGAATAATAGGTTTTTATTATTCGGCAACAGAAGAAGAAAAAAGAGAATTTTATGAAGAATTGAATAATTTGAAAAAAAATGGAGAAGATTTAGAAATTTTAATAAATCAAATAAATTCTAAATTTGGAAAAAACTTTTAATCACAGTGTAAAAAACTGTGATTTTTAATTTTCAAGAAGGAGAAATAATGATGACAGAAAAAGATATAGAAAAAATTGCAGAAAAAGTTGCAGAAAAATTATCAAATGTAAAAAGAACAGATAAATACAAAGAAACAGAAGCAATCTTGAGGGCCTATTCTAATTATAAAATTACGATAAGAAAAAACATTGAAAGAATAGAAGAAATAGAGAAGAATGGTTTGAATGAAATAAAAAAAAGCAGATTGGAAGAAAATGTTCAAGGAGGAGTGAAAAAAATTGAAGGTATTCCTGAGATTGAGATTGAAAGAATTGAACATTTAAAAGAAGAAAATCTAAAAATGGAAAAAAGAATGATTAGAGTTGAAAATGCGTTATTACACATATGTGAAGATAAATATTATAGAATAATTCCTCTCAGATATTTTAAAAATTTTACAATTGAAGAAATAGCAGATGAACTGTGTGTTGACAGAAAGACAATAGGAAGGAATAGAACAAGATTAATCAAAGAGCTACAATATAACTTGTTTCCAGAAATTCTTTTAGACTGAAGGGGTTGACAAAAATGTCCCATAGGTGCCCCATTGATGGTATTTACATTTCCCATTTATATGTTATAATATGTTATATTGGAAATTTTAGGTTTGAGGCGTTTTGTCTTTGATATTTTTAAATATCAGACTGCTAAGACGGTATGAAATCCGTCTTTTTTTATTTTTAAAAATTAATTTTAAAATAAAATTAAAAAAAGGTACTTCTGGAATTAATTTTTAAAGCCCTTGGGTCCGAGGTCCCGGAAAAAATATATACATAATTTTTTTAAAATTTCATTTCCGTTCCGAAGGAGGTGTCATGTTGATAAAAGAAAATCAAATAATAAAAGTAACAGAATTAGCAAAATTACTGGGAATAACAGACAGACATCTGAGGAATTTGGCTAATGAAAAGATAATAAAAAAAACGGAAAAAGGTAAGTATTTATTTTTAGAGAGCGTTCATGGATATATCGAATATATAGAATCTAAAAATGATGTAGATTTGAATTTGAAAGATGAAAAAATTAAGGAAGAGATTAAAAGAATAAAAAAAGATACTGAATTGAAGGGGTTGAAAATAAAAGAACTCAGAAATCAGTTGCATTCAGCAAATATTATTGAAAAAGTAATGACTAGTAGCCTTGTAAATTTAAAAGGAAGGTTGTTATCTCTATCAAATAGATTGGCTCCCCAATTAATTGCTTTAGACAATTTAGGGGAAATTCAGGAAGTGATTCAAGATTCTATAATTGAAGCATTGGAAGAACTTAGCGAATATAACCCGGAAATGTTTAAAAATAAAAATTTTATTGAAGAAGATGATGAAGAGGAACAGGAGGAGATTAAAATTGGAAAAGGAAAACGTGGTAGACCTAAAAAGAGCAAATGATCTGTTTAAAAAAATATTTTCAGTTTTAAAACCCCCTCCAAAACTGACGATAGATACATGGGCGGATATGTATAGGGTTCTAAGTTCTAAAAGTTCTGCAGAACCTGGTAAATGGCGAACAGATAGAGTTCCTTTCCAAAGGGAGGTTATGAGGGCAATATCTGATAGAAGAACAGAAAAAGTTGTTATGAAATATGGGGCACAATTATCCAAAACAGAAATTTTAATGAATACAGTGGGATACTATGCTGATTATGAGCCTTCTCCCATAATGTTTCTCATGCCTACAAAAGACATGGCACAAGATTTTTCAAGTACAAGATTGAATGACATGATTCAATCAACACCACAACTTAGGAGTAAAATTATTGAAAATGATAGTGCACGAGATACAAAAAGACAAAAGGAATTTGCTGGTGGGTATATCGTTCTAACTGGAAGTAATTCAGCTGCAGAACTTGCGAGTAGGCCAATCAGAATTTTATTAGCTGATGAGATTGATAGATTTCCATCAAATGTAAAGGATGAAGGAGATCCATTAAATTTAGCAATTGAAAGAACAAAAACTTGGCCAAATAAAAAGATAGTATTAACAAGTACTCCTACAATTAAAGGTGGAAGTAGAATAGAGTTAGCTTATGAAAACAGTACAAAAGAAGAATATTATATTCCTTGTCCAAAGTGTGGAGAAATGGTTAAGCTAGAATGGAAAAATATAATTTTTGAAAATATTTCACATAGATGTGAAAAATGTCTAGAATGTTCAAGTGAATATGAATGGAAAAGAAATCTTATAAAGGGAGAGTGGATAAGGAGTAATTTAGAAATAGATCCTTATCAGGTACGTGGTTTTCATATTTCAGAATTATACAGTCCTTTTTCAAAATGGGAAAGTATTATTCAGAAATTTAAAGAAGCCAAAGGAGACGAACAGCTCATGAAAGTATTTGTGAATACTGCCCTTGGAGAATGTTTTGAGGAAAAAGTTGAAAGACTTAATTTTGAAGAAATACTTTTAAGAGCAGAAGATTATGGAGAATTTATTAATTCTGAAGATGGAACAATAAATGATGTTGAAATTCCTGATAAAGTAACAGTACTTACAGCAGGGGTTGATGTACAGGATAACAGACTCGAAGTTGAGATTGTTGGATGGGGAAAAGGAGAAGAAAGCTGGGGTATATATTATAGAGTAATCATGGGTAATCCTGCTTTGCCTTATGTGTGGAATGAATTAGATCAGATTTTGATGAAAGATTATTCTTATCAGAACGGAGAGAAAATTAGAGTTGCCTGTACTTGTATTGATACTGGAGGACATCATACAGATGATGTTTACAGATATGTAAAGGCAAGGGAACAATTAAATATATTTGGAATAAAAGGAAACGGAGAAGCAGGAAGACCTCTTATTTCACGACCTAGCAAAAATAATAAAGGTGGAATTTCTTTGTTCGTTTTGGGAGTTAATACTGGTAAAGATACGATAATGAGCAATCTTAAAGTGAAAGAACCTGGAGCAAAATATATGCACTTTCCAAATAATCCTAAGCGTGGATATGATGAAGTTTATTTTAAGGGACTTACTTCTGAGATAAAAGTTGTTACATTCAGTAAAGGACAAGTTAAAATTGAATGGAAAACAATTGGAGATAAGAGAAATGAACCTCTAGATATTCGAAATTATGCTCAAGCTGCACTTAGAATTGCAAATCCAGATTTAAACATAAGATACTCTACGGATGTTCTTAATAACTTAAGAACTCGGCAAAAAAATAATAGAAGAAGAATTATCCGAAGTGAAATATAAGGAGGAAAAAATGATACACAGTATGGAAACATGCAAAGAAATGATTAACTCATATCTTGAAGCTGAAAAAGCAGTACTGACAGGACAAAGTTATAAAATTGGTACGAGAGAGCTGACACGTGCAGATTTGCCTGAAATTATAAAAGCAAGACAGGAATGGGAATATAACCTGACACTTGCTCAAAATGGAGGGAAAAGAAAACAATCAGTACAGGTATTGATAAGAGATTTATAAAATAGGAGGTGATAAAAGTTGAATCTTTTAGAAAGGACAATAGGAGTGTTTAATCCGGGAAAAGCATTAAAGATGATTGAAGCGAGAGAAAAACTAAAAATGTTTACTCAAAATCAAAAAATAATGAATAAAGGATACGGTGAACATGGAGCGAGTTCTAGAAAAAAATCTCTGCGTGGATGGTTTGCATCTCCTGGAGGGGTAAAAAATGATATTTACAATTATCGTGAAAAGCTTGTGGCACGTTCTAGAGATCTATATATGGGGGCACCTCTTGCAAATGGAGCGTTGAATACAATGAAAATAAATGCAATAGGTTCTGGATTGAAATTAAAATCGAGTATAGATTCCAATATAACAGGATTATCTGAAAATGATACAGAATTACTAGAAAATAAAATAGAAAAAGAATTTGAAATTTGGAGTAATTCAAAAATTGATCAGACAGGACTATACAATTTCTATGAGATTCAGGATCTTGTATTTCTTACAACACTTCTGAATGGGGAGTGTTTTATTCATTTGAATTACTTTGTGACTCCTGACAATCCGTACAGTCTAAAATTATCGGTAATTGAACCAGACAGAGTAAATACTCCTAACACTAAAAGTTCAGATGTTACAGTTGTACAGGGAGTACAGTTTAATAAAAATGGTCGTATTGAAGGGTATTATATACAAGAACAGAATCCTAATGATGAGGTAAAGGGTACAAATCAGCACAGATACGTAAAAATATATGGAAGTGAAAATCAATTGAATATAATACACCTTACAACAGCAGAGCGACCAGGGCAAGTAAGAGGAGTTCCAATATTAGCTCCTGTAATGGAAAGTTTAAA